GGGGGCCTTCAGAACACTATTATAAAATAACTGCAATATCAACTCATGTATTAACAATCGCAAGATTCAATCCTCAGACAGGAGTTACAGAAACTGGTGGTTTAAGACACGCTGTTGTTGACAATGCTAAAATACTAAGACATTGGGAATATTTCTTTAACTTTTCTAATGCACCAACAACATCTGATGATGTTGCTGCTGCTGGCGGTTCACTAGATGAAATGCACATTGTCGTTGCTGACGAAGATGGTGGTTTATCAGGAACTGTTGGAACAATCTTAGAAACATTTGAAGGCGTTTCACAGGCTATTGATGGTAAAACTTCTACAGGTTCTAGTAACTTTTTTGCTGATGTTATATATGCACAATCTAATTTTGTATATGTAATGGATCATGAAACTACACTTGCAAACTCTGGTAGTGCTAAGAAAGGTCAAACTTTTGATAACACTCAAGGGGATGCTTTTGTTGTGAAAACTCACTCACTCGCAAGTGGTACAGATGATTATGCTGCTACTAATGGTGAGATTGCAGCTGCTTACGAAAAATTTGCTGATACAGATGCTGTTGATTTGAGTTTACTAATGTGTGGACCATCTCAAACAAATGCTGACGCTACTGGCGATACAAAGGCAACTGCTGTTATGGATATTGCAACTGCAAGAAAAGATTGCGTTGCATTTATTTCACCAGCAAGAGCTGATGTAGTTCGTGTTTCAAATCCAATTACGCAAACTCGAAATGTAAAATTATTTGCTCAAGGTTTGCCTTCAACATCTTATGCTGTGATCGATAGTGGTTACAAGTATATGTACGATAAATACAATGATGTTTTCAGATTTGTACCTCTTAACGGAGATACTGCTGGACTTTGTGCTCGTACAGATAACATTGCTGACGCATGGTTCTCACCAGGCGGATTTAATCGTGGACAAATTAGAGGTGCTGTTAAATTAGCATTCAATCCTAACCAAACTCAAAGAGATGAATTATATAAAAACAGAGTAAATCCTGTTGTTTCATTTCCTGGACAAGGTACAGTATTGTTTGGTGATAAAACTGCTCAAACTAAACCGTCTGCATTTGATCGTATCAATGTTCGTAGATTGTTTATCGTTCTTGAAAAAGCGATTTCTACTGCTGCTAAATTTCAACTATTTGAGTTCAATGACGAATTCACTAGGGCACAATTTAGAAACTTAGTAGAACCGTTTATCAGAGATGTACAAGGCAGAAGAGGTATTACTGATTTTGCTGTAGTATGTGATAGTACTAACAACACAGGTGATGTAATTGATAGAAACGAATTTAGGGCTGATATCTTTATCAAACCAGCTCGTTCTATTAACTTCATTCAACTTAACTTTATTGCTACTAGAACGGGCGTTGCCTTTTCTGAAGTAGCAGGCGCATAGAGAGGAGAATAGAAAATGGCTAATATAAATGACTTTAAATCTCGTCTTAGAGGCGGTGGTGCAAGAGCTAATCAGTTTAAGGTAACTTTACCTTTCCCTGGTTATTCTGCTGTTGGTGGTGAAACTGCTGACCTTGCTTTTTTGTGTACTGCTACAAGTATTCCTGGTTCTAATGTTGCTGTAACTCCAGTAAACTTTAGAGGTAGAGTACTTAATTTAACAGGCGATAGAACATTTAATCCATGGCAGATTACTGTCTTGAATGATACTGACTTTAAACTTTTCAGAGCATTTGAAAGATGGATGAATGGAATGAATAATATGACTGATAATGAAGGGTTAACAAATCCTTCTGATTATCAAGTTGACTTTTTCGTAGATCACTTGGATAGAAATGGTGACACTTTAAAATCTTACACATTTAGAGGAGGGTTCCCTACGGCACTTTCTGATATTGCGTTAGACTATGGTACTAATAATGCTGTAGAAACTTTTACGGTTGACTTTTCTTACCAATTCTTCGAAACAGACACTACTACATAATAAATAAATAGTTATAAGGAATAATATAATATGGTAAAAATACTTGGTTTCCAAATAACCAGAGACGAAAATCTAGAGAAGGCGGCTACAGGTAAACAAGCGTTTACAGTCGCCACTCCAGATGACGGAACTACTACTATATCTGCTGGCGGATATTTCGGCCAATACTTGGATATGGAAGTTAATGCAAAGAACGACTTTGACTTAATTAGACGATATAGAGAGATTGCACAACATCCTGAATGTGATATGGCAGTTGAAGATATCATTAATGAAGTTGTAGTATCAGATGAAAGAGATAGTCCAGTATCAATATCACTAGACAAACTTAACATATCTGAAAACATAAAAGGCAAAATTCGTAATGAGTTTCAAGAGTGTTTATCTCTTTTAAACTTTGACGAAAAGGGTCACGATATATTTAAACGATGGTATATTGATGGAAGAATTTACTTTCACAAAGTAATAGATCCAAAGAGTCCGAGAAAAGGACTTACAGAAATACGATACATTGATCCACGAAAGATTAAAAAGATTCGTGAAGTAACTAAAGGAAGAGATTCAAAGGGTACAGGAATCGAAGTTATAGAAAAAACTAATGAATGGTTTTTATATAACGAAAAAGGTATGTCTAGTGCAACTTCAAATGCTGGACTTAAAATTACTACCGATTCTATTACTTATGTAACTTCTGGTGTAGTTGACGCTACTAAGAATATGGTTATGGGTCATTTGCATAAAGCAATTAAACCTGTTAATCAGTTACGAATGATTGAAGACGCTGTTGTTATTTACAGAATAGTAAGGGCGCCTGAAAGAAGAATATTTTATGTTGATGTTGGTAATTTACCAAAAGTAAAAGCAGAGTCATATCTTAGAGATGTTATGGCACGATATAGAAATAAACTTGTCTATGATGCTTCAACTGGTGAAATACGAGATGACAGAAAACATATGTCAATGCTTGAAGATTTTTGGTTACCAAGACGAGATGGTACTAAAGGTACAGAGGTTACTACTCTACCTGGTGGACAAAATCTTGGTGAGATTACAGATGTCGTTTACTTTCAAAAGAAATTATACAAATCTTTAAATGTTCCGATATCAAGAATGGAATCAGAAAACGGATTCAATATTGGTAAGGCAGCTGAAATCACAAGAGATGAATTGAAGTTTACTAAATTCATTCAGAGATTAAGAAAGAGATTTACACAAGTCTTTCAAGACATACTTAAAACACAACTTGTTTTAAAAGGTGTCATCACGATTGAAGATTGGCAAAGAATTAAAGAACATATACAATATGATTATTTAAAAGATGGATACTTTGCAGAACTTAAAAATGCAGAAATGCTTAGAGAAAGATTAAGTCTTGCAAATGAAGTTGGACCATATATTGGTAAATTTTATTCAATTGAATATGTAAGAAAATATGTTCTAAGACAGAGTGATGAAGATATCCTAGAGATTGATAGTCAAATTGCTGATGAAATTAGTAAAGGAATTATTGCAAGTCCTGAAGGCGAAAGTATGGAAGATGACGATAGTTCTGATATAAATATAGATAATAAAGGAGATGAATAATTATGTCAAATGATAATGTAATAAAAATGGTTGATTCACTTGCAGACGGCGATAATATTGCCGCTCAAGACGCATTTAAGAATGCTCTTTCTGATAAGATTGGTCAAGCATTGGATGATAAAAGAGTTGGAGTTGCTAAAGATTGGTTAAATGCTGCTGACGAACTAGAAGGAATAAAAGATGCTTCTGGTTTAGATGATGTTAATGTTGCTAGTGAACCTGGTTTACAAGCAGAACCCGTTGAAATAGATTCAGAAGAGGATGAAGATGAGCAACCTGCAGTTTCAGAAGTTTAAAACTAAACTACAAGAACGCAGATATATGGGTCCTGAGGGAACTAAGGAGTATAGAAAATTATCTCCTAAAATGAGACAGGCTATCAATGATGTTTATTCTATGATTGATAAAGCGCCTGATCCTATAATAAATAAAATTGACAGTATCATTAATACTGTCGCAAAAAAACATAGTGTCAAAGTTGATGATATAGAAGATTACTTCGACAATGAACTAATAAAGTAAGGAAATAAAAAATGGCAATTGCAACAAGAACATTAAAAGATACAGTTGTAGCTGGTGGTAATGTTGGTGGTAAAGTTACTGTTCTAGTAAACATGAGCGATAACACTACTGCTAACTCAAACATACTAGACGCAAGTGGTTTATCAGGACACGCTAACGGTGCTAAATTAGATATCACTAGAATTTGGTGGAGTTTAGTTCAAGGTACTGCTGACGATAACACAGGTCATGTACAGATACAATTTGTAGGGGCTTCATCGGATACTATCGCAATTCAACTTGCAGGTACAGGACACTATGATGGTACTGCTGGTAAAATTGAAAACAACGCTACTAATACTACTGCAACTTCAGGAGATTTAGAGTTGACTGCATTAGGAACTTCTGGTAGTGTTATTATCGAATTAAGAAAAGACACAGCATTTACTGATTAATTTTTATGACAATTAAAAATACAACAGTTGTTGATATCAATAGTAAAGCAATAATTAAATCTATTGGTATCAAAGATGAAGTTGACCAGATTATGGTAGACGCTGAAAAGTTAGTTGATGGTAATAATAAATCTAAATTAAGTTTGATTGAATGTTATTATCAGATAGAAGGCACAGGTACTTTAAAAATAAGTGCTGATGCTGAAACAGAAGATTTATCTCTAACTGGTAGAGGTAAGTATGGGTTGAGACCAGATCAATTAAAGTTTGGTAATGACGCAAAAATAAAACTAACAACTGACTCAAATGTAAAAAGTTATTTGTTAATAACTGAATTTAGAAGGAATTAATAATGGCTGATACGGTTACAAGTCAAACGATAGTAGACACATCTGGTACAAAAACAGTAATGAAGTTTACTAATCTTAGTGATGGTTCTGGTGAGACACTGGTAACTAAAATGGATGCAAGTGCATTAACTCATATGACTGAGGATGCAACCAAGAAGATAAGTAAAATTTGGTGGACTTGCAATACAAACTCTGGTAACGGAGGAGTTGAAATAATTTGGTCAGGCAGTGGGACAAGTGCCGCAAATGCAACTGCTTTGTTTGTGAGTGGCGAAGGATATTGGGATTTACATACTGCGGGTAATGGCATTATTAATAATGCAACATTAGTATCTGGTACAAGTCCTGCAGGCGACATTTTGTTTAGTACAAAAAACTTTACTCAAAATGATAGTTATACAATTATAATAGAAGTGAGATAATGAGTAAGAATAAAAAAGATCATTCAAAAGCGATACTAGAACGAATAGTAGGAACAAAAAGAAAAACTGAACTTGCCGAAAAGTTTAAAGAGGCATTTGCTGAAAAGTATAATGTTAAAAGAGAAGAAATTAAACAAGGCATAGTAGATAAAGTTTACAACAAAGAAAAGGTGGAGAGATGAAATTAATCACAGAAACTATTGAAGATATAGAAGTATTGACAGAGGCAACCACTAACGGTGGTAAGTCTTATAAGATACGAGGTGTCTTTATGCAGGCTGATATTAAGAACCGTAACGGTCGAGTTTATCCAGTCGAAACTCTTGCAAAAGAAGTCAAGAGATATACAAACGAATTCATTAATAAGAAACGAGCATTTGGCGAACTAGGACATCCAGACGGACCAACAGTAAACCTTGAGCGTGTTTCTCATATGATTACAAGTCTTAAACCAGAAGGTAAAAACTTCATAGGTGAGGCGAAGATAATGGATACACCATATGGTAAAATCGTCAAGAATTTAATTGACGAGGGTGCTCAACTTGGTGTTTCATCAAGAGGTATGGGATCTATACAACAATCACAAGGAAAAAACATTGTTGGTAGAGACTTTTATCTTGCAACTGCTGCTGATATTGTTGCAGACCCTAGTGCACCAGACGCTTTCGTAGAAGGCATCATGGAAGGCAAAGAGTGGGTATGGGACAATGGAATGTTAAAAAGTAGATCAGTTGAAGCATACAAAGAAGAAATTGAACGAACTCAACGCCACGAATTGGCAAAGGTAAAGTCAAGAATATTTACTGATTTTATGTCAAAATTATAAACCTACGCGGCCTTGTTAATAAAAATAAGGACGAAAATGGTAAATGTTATAAATAATAGTAAATAAAAATTAATTAATTTTTAATATCAAGGAGAGACCGAATGTCTGAAACCGAAATGAAACAAGAAGTAGAATTAGAAGAAAATGTCATAACTAAAGATGCCGTTGCTTCTGAACCTACTCACCTTAAAAATGATGCTGAAGATTTAGGTGCACCAGTTGTTAAACCAACTGACACTAATCCTGACGGATCTAAAAAGGTAAAAAAAGTTAAGGATCAGGTTAATAAAGACGAGAACGATGGTTCTTTACCGAACGATCTAAAACCGTCATCTGTTAAAGAAGAAGAAGTTGAAGTTGAAGGCGATGAAGTTATTGCTGAATCTGACGAATCTGAAGAAACAGAAATTGATCTATCTGCTGATGTTAAGGCATTAGTTTCAGCTGACGCTGACCTATCTGAAGAATTTAAAGAGAAGGCTGCGACAATATTTGAAACTGCTGTTAAGACACGCATTAAGGAACAAACAAAGATTTTGGAATCCCAGTATGAAGATAAACTTTCAAAAGAAACTGATACAGTAAAAGAAGCTATGGTCGAAAAAGTTGACTCATATCTAAACTATGTTGTTGAAGAATGGATGAAAGAAAATGAATTAGCAGTTGAAAGAGGTATTCGTACTGAAATCGCTGAAGATTTTATTACTGGTCTTAAATCTTTATTCAAAGAACATTATATTGATGTTCCAGAAGAAAAATACAACGTACTAGACGACTTAACAAATCAAACTAAAGATTTAGAAGCTAAGTTAAATGAACAGATTGAAAAAAATGTTGATCTAACAAAAACAAATTCTAAATTTACAAGAGCAAACCTTGTCGCTGAAGTATCTGCTGATTTAGCAGAAACTGAAAAAGAGAAATTTGTTTCTATGGCTGAGAATGTTGATTTCGATAGTGCTGAAAAATTTAAGGAAAAACTAGAGACTGTTAAAGAATCTTTTTTCCCTAAAACAAAATCAGAAATAACAGAAACTTCTGTTGATTCTGTGGCGGCGAATTTACCTAGTGATTTCACTAGTGGAAAATCGGATGCTATGGCTGCATACACTGCCGCTATTACAAAAGACATTAAGTATGGTGAAACTAAGTAATCATATATTAATGGTGACTAAATTTTTAAATAACTAACTTTAAATAGGAGAGATAATAAAATGTATCTTACTGAAAATTTACAAGAAAAGTGGCAGCCAGTCTTAGAACATCCAGATTTGCCAAAAATCGGAGATTCTTACAAACGAGCTGTTACGACTGTTATTCTTGAGAACCAAGAAAAAGCAGTTAGAGAAGATAGAGGGTTTATGACTGAGGCTGCCCCTGCAAATGCAACTGGTTCAAGTGTTGATAACTGGGATCCAGTATTAATATCACTAGTTCGTAGAGCGATGCCTAATCTAATCGCTTATGATGTTTGTGGCGTTCAACCGATGACTGGTCCAACTGGACTAATCTTCGCTATGAAGTCAAGATTTGCTACACAAACAGGTACTGAAGCATTATTTAACGAAGCGGATTCAGATTTTTCTGCTCGTGATGCTGCTGGTGGTTCTGGTTCTCCAGACGCACAAGCTGGTACAAACCCTGCTACACTAAATGATAGTCCTGCTGCTGGTACTTTTACCACTGGTTCTGGAATGTCAACTGCACAAGCAGAAACACTAGGTGATGGTACTGATGAGTTTGCTGAAATGGCTTTCTCAATCGATAAAGTAACTGTTACTGCTAAATCTAGAGCTCTAAAAGCAGAGTACACTATGGAACTTGCACAAGACTTAAAAGCAATCCATGGACTAGACGCAGAAACAGAACTTGCTAACATCTTATCAAGTGAAATTCTTGCAGAAATCAACCGTGAAGTAGTTAGAACTATTTACTCACACGCTAATAAAGGCGCTGAAGTAAATACTACAACTGCTGGTATTTTTGATCTTGACACAGACTCTAACGGTCGTTGGTCAGTTGAAAAATTCAAAGGTCTTCTTTTCCAACTAGAAAGAGATGCTAATGCGATTGGTCAAAAAACAAGAAGAGGTAAAGGTAATATCATCATAACTTCTGCTGATGTTGCTTCTGCTTTACAAATGGCTGGTGTATTAGATTATGCTCCTGCACTATCTAGCAACTTAAATGTTGATGATACTGGTAATACTTTTGCTGGTGTTTTAAACGGAAAATTCAAAGTATATGTTGATCCATATGCAGCGAACATTTCTGCTGATCAATACTATGTTGTAGGTTATAAAGGAACTAGTCCTTACGATTCAGGTCTGTTCTATTGCCCATATGTTCCACTACAAATGGTGAGAGCAGTTGGACAAGACAGCTTCCAACCTAAAATTGGTTTCAAAACTCGTTACGGAATGGTTCAAAATCCATTTGCAACGACAAACGGCTTAGGCGCAGTAGATAATTCTGGTGCGGTTGCTGCTGGAGATCAAAATATCTATTACAGAAGAGTTAAAGTTACAAACATTATGTAATTTTACTTTAAGTAAAAGACTTTAAAAAGGGGGCTTTATGCCCCCTTTTTTTTATTTAAATAACTCTTATAAATACTAGTATGACTGAAACAAATATTAACACTAGACAACCGATAATCATGGACTATGCAAGTCCTATACAGTTTAGATTTAAATGTACTAAACTGCCACTTGTAGAGTATTTTTGTCAGACGGCAAACATACCTTCTATAACACTAGGTGAAGCAACAGTAACAAATCCTCTATATGACTATCCTATACCTGGTGATAAGGTTACATACGGAAGTTTAGATATATCATTCTTAGTTGATGAAAATTTAAATAACTTTAAAGAACTACACGACTGGATAAGTGGTTTAGGTTTTCCTAAAGATAATTTACAGTATGCAAATTTAGCAGCAGCATCTGCTGATACATATCCTGGCACAGGTTCAAGTACTTCTGCTACTAATATTACTACAGCAGAACCTCTTTCAGAAGGCGGGATATATTCTGACGCCACATTGACAATATTAAATAGTAAGAATGTTGCAAAGACCGAAATAAGATTTCAAAATTTATATCCAACAACGCTTGGTAGTTTAAACTATGATGTACAAGCATCTGATGTGGATTATATAACTGTTTCAGCAAGTTTTAATTACATTAATTACGATATAGTACAAATTTCTACTACCTAGACCTTGACTTTTCACCGATAAAGTGATATAATATATACTATGACATTAGAAGAATTACAGACACAAGTTAATAGGGACTTTAAAATAGATGATACTGAATTAGATTCAGAGTCTAT